CTAGCAGCGTTGACGCTTCACGTACTCAGCCGTTTTCGTGACACGGTAAACAGCACGCTTCGCAACATGGGCCGACACGCCGAACTTCAAGCCTAACCCTTTGTAGGTTGCCTCGCCCGCCTGGTACTCAGCGACCAACGCGCGCTCTTCATCTGCCGACAGGCTTCGGCTTCTTCCCGGAATTCTCCCCCTCTGTCTTGCGGCGATCTGGCCCGCAATAGATCTCTCCCGAATCATCGACCGTTCGAGCTGGGCCACGGCGCCGAGGATCTGGACGACGAAGACGCCCATGCTGTTGGTGGTATCCAGCGGTTCGGTGACGCTTTTGATGGTGGCGCCGACGCTCTCCAGCTGGCGCAGTATCTCCAACAGGTCGAACAGGCTGCGCGCTATGCGGTCGATCTTGTAGACGACCAGGACGTCGCCGCGCGCGAGTGCTGCCAGGCAGCGGGCCAGCTCTTGACGCCCGCGGCGTGTCGATCCGCTGGCCTTCTCCTGGTAGATGGTTTGACAGCCTGCCTTGTTGAGTGCGTCCAGCTGCAGGGCGGTGTCTTGGTCTTGGGTCGAGACTCTCGCGTATCCAATGAATGCCATGCTTCCCTCCTTTGAAGAAATCTAGGCTTCATTGCAACAGCGGGAAATAAAAGCTTTGTGAGCGCAATAACCTATGAACGCTTCAAAAAGATGAGCGCGATAACGAAAGCGAGAAAGAGTCCAAAGATGATTAAATTTCGTCGCCACTCGGCTCGATACCTCTGGCGCTTGCGCTCTCCTTCTGAAACGCGAAAGCTAGCGCGCTCGACATAGCCAGTCTTCTTACGCCACCAGTCTCGATACCAATCTCGATTGTCTGAAGCCATGGGAACCCTCCTCGAAAGATTGTAGGCATAGCCGCTTCGCGGAATACCTGTTTTTCATGCACGAGGTAAGGGCTTGCCTGTTCGTGGGTTGTGCCTCGCGGCGGACCTAGTGAAGGCGCGGTTGCCGAGTGGCTGCGGGGTTGTGTGACTGCCTGTCGGCATGGGTACCCCGGCGCGCTGGTGGCTCAGTACTCCCCATCATGGGGTATGTCGCGCGGGATAGGTTCACCATGGGGCGTTGCCCCATACCCCCAAAACAATTATGACAGTGTCATATGACGCTGTCATATTTGACTGAGCTTGATTTATCGTGCTAGCGTGAAGGAATGACAAAAACCGCCCTGCTCTTCCTGGCCGCTGCCGCGCTGCTTTATGTCCTGGTGCGGATCAGAGCGGGGCGGCGTGGCCGAGGCCGTGGGCTGCGGCTGAGGTCAAGCCGGGAGCAGGCGGCGTTTGATCCGGTGAAGACGACCTATTCGCCTCGCCCCTACCGCCGTTCGAATCGGGTTCCGGCACGTAAGGATTAAATGGACGATGCACCAGCCAGGAACGACAGACTGCTGATGTCACGTCCATCAGCTTTTCCTTGCCGTTGTAGCAAACACAGTCGTCATTCACACACACAGCGCCAGTAATCACGGGCAGGCGCACGACCTGGCGCAACTGGTCGTAGGCCGGAGCGGTCCAAGGCCTATCCGAGATGCGGGGGATGAAGTCCACGCGCTCATCAGGCAAGAAGGTGCCACCAGTTCGAAGCATGGCCGGTGCTGGCGCAGGTGATGACACTGGAGCGACGGGCTTTTCTGTGGGCGTAGTGTGATTGCGAAAGCTGCGGCTGATCATGAAGACAAGAACGCCCAGGCAAAGCAGCAGGAACAGCACCAGGAAGACCGTCTTAGGTGTCATCCGTTCGGGCTTGGTGTGGATGCTGGCGCTTTTGTACAGGTCGAAGATTTTCGAGGGCAGCTTGTATTTTTTCTTGACCGGGCAAGTCTTCCAGGCGACGCCCTCGTTTGTCTCTGGCCACTCGTACCACCAGCGGCCAAGCCACCCGGTGTCACGAATGTGGACGTGCCGACCAACCAGACCGCGCACGTTCGCATCAATCAAACGAGGCGATTGCGTAGTCAGATAAATGTCGATACCGCGATGACGGTGGGTCTCCATCTCCGCGACGCTAGGCGGCACACGAGCTGCGGGGCCCCGGGGACGCCAAACGCGCTGGGCCTCATCAACAACAAGGATTGCACCGTCTGGCAGCTGCTGCGGCCACTCGTTGGCGTCACAAGCATGGTTGGGCAGCTTGAGCCCTTCCAGGCCATCGACATAGATTGGCCTATCTCCGGGAAGCTCTGAAAGCAGCTGGACGAGTGCGGCAGTTTTACCGGCGCCTGGCATGCCAGTGAAAAGCGTAATCACTTCACCAGCTCCAGCTTCTTGAGGCTTTGCAGGGCCAGCCGAGCGACCAGGGCGCCAGCAATGATGGAACCCGCTGTATTGACGCCCGCCATCTGAATCATGGCGAGAGCCTCAGGAAATCCAGCCAGGCCGGCCCATGCGGATTTAGCCGCACTGAGCGCAGCATTAAGCGCGGCAGTCATGGCGGCATAACTGACCAGGCCGAAGCCGAGAGCGACCATTGCACGTTTAACGACTGGGGCAGCAATGGCGACAAGAAATGTACCGAGTCCAGACATTAATTTGACTCCCTCGCACCTAACAAAATGAAGGCGGCAGAGAGCCAGGCCATTGCAAGAATGATTGGCCGCATGCCTTGCATGTAAGTGCAAAACAGATCGAACGGAATTGGAATGGAGCGCCCCTGAACAGTAAGCATTTTCGGAGCGGGGCAAGCGGCATCGCTGGCGCCCCAACCACTATCGGGCGTTATCGAAATCTGCTTTTGAGATTCTGGAATTTCTTCAGTATCTGGTTCATCCGTTTTTATACATGCGAGAACGTCAGGGTTCTTTTCACAAAAATCCGTAGGCTGCTGTGATGGAGTATCACCAGCTGGGGCGTTCGGGTCAGTTTCAGTAATGGGTTCCGGCATCGGTGTCGGACTAGAAACGGGCCGGTTCACTGGTTTTACGTCATACCGCCAGGGCTCAGAAGGAGCGGGGGATGGGTCATAACGTGTACCGGGCTGAATATAAGGCTGATTAGTACGCGACGGAGCCGCGTTGGGGTCATACGTTGGGTTTGGAACAGGGTCGCCCGTTGGCACAAACGTAGGCTGAGGCGATGGAGGATCAGCAGGGGACGGATTCGGAACAGGCTCGACTATGGGCAAAGGTGTAGGCTGTGGAAGTTCGCCAGGTACCGTTTGCGGCATTGGCGTAGGTTCTAGCAAATCCTCAAATTCAGGTTTCGTGACCGTTATCAATGGTGGATTTTGAACGCACCCGGCAGGCGTAACATACCAGCCAACAGGGCATTGAGAAGTACCAATAGAGAAAGAAGTTTGGGCGACATTACTAGGGTTGTATTTATTGATGTAGTAGCAATAAGAATATTGCCCCTCAGTGCCAACGTGCGAATATTGCCAATCCGTAAGATTTTGCACGTACGTTTTACAAACACCTTCCATAGAAGGACCAGTAATTCCCTGAATAGAGTAAGTTTTCCCATCAGACAATACAGCGGATTTGTCTTGTTGAGCCCATTGATTATTTAAGGCATCCCAAACAATACCAGCAACACCCAACCATGAAGCAATACCTACGCCCACCCGGACGTATGGATTCATAAAAATGGCAGCAGCAGCGACACGCGCCGCATTTGGGCCAAGCCTATAAGCTGCGCCAACTGTCGCATTGCCGCCGAGCCTCAAGGCTTGAGACTGGCGCATTATTCCGCCAATCTGTTGCTGGCCGGATGGTGGTGCAAATGTCCAATTGCCAGGAGCGCCAGAAAAGCCAGGCGGAGGGGCAGGATAGACATAAGCGGAGGCAGAACCCGCCGCAGAGAGCAGCGCGAGGCCTACCAGTTTTGAGAAATGATCCATGCGATCCCCGCGCAGCAGACGAACACAATGAGAAATTCGGGCGTCATTGATGTGCCGCCTTTCGGAGATGCATCACAGCAGCAGTGAGAACCCACGCGGTAGCCACTCCCCAGCCCAGAGACAGACCGTCCTGCCAATCAAGGAGGCCGCAGGGAAGCGGAGTCAATGCCACCGTAGACGCGATAGGCGAGCCACCGGCCACGGGGCGCAGGGTGTAGGTGATCGACGAGGTTGTGACGGATGAGGCATCGACCACATAGGCGGCCCCACCGTGCACGACCACCGCGCCAGCTTGAGCGGATGCCATGGCCGACAGCGCTGCGCTTGCATCGCTGTAGCAGGTGGAGCCGACCTGATAGGCCATTTTTTTACTTGGCCGAACGCAGGAACTTGATGGCAGCGACAGCGATTGCAGCCACCACGAAGGCCGTGGCCACGGTCACGCCATCGGTCTGCATGGTGCTGATGGCCGTGGTGATGTCGGCGGGAACAGCGGCATTTGCTGCACCAGCTGCGGCCAGGGCAGCACCGGCGCCGTACTTGAGGGATTGCTTGAAAAACTTCATTGGGAACCTTTCGGAGTTGTGGCGGGCAACATGCCGCACCGATGACCACACGCAGTCCATGCGGTCATCGCTGAGGCATTCCTGCGCCTGGCCCTATGCGCTCGCGGGAGCTCGCGCTTTGGGCCATGCGCAGGGCGCGCCGCGCTACTCGACGGCGTCCAACGTGAGATCGACGGGCGTAACCATGCTGGTCTCGCCGGTGTCCTTGTCGGTGCTGCGGAAGGGCTTGCGCGTGTAGCCGCCGAGCTGGGCCTGCACGACGATTTCATCGCCCACCGAACCCAGGGCACCCTTGCTGCGGACTTCGACGGTCTGAGGGCGGCTGTAGGGGTCTGGCGCGGGCGTGACGATGCGTGTGTATGTGGTCTTGTCGTGGCGGCGGCGGGCATCGATTCGGCCTTTGATGGTGACCTGCATCAATGCGGGGGCGCGGGTTCCCTGAGTTGGGGATGTGACGGGGGCGTTCATGTTGCATAGCTCCTGAGTTGGGCCTGTAGCTGGGGCCATTCCAGGCCGGCCACCACGCCGGCAGGGTCTACCCGCCGAGGGATGCCGATGACGCGCATTTCCTCGATGAGTTCGGTTGGTTGAACAGCACAGGTTTCCTGTGCCTGGTGCAGCGCTTTGCCGTAGCAGCGGCGCATGTGATGGAGCAGATGGCCGAGGCTGGTGAGGGTCTCGGTCTGCGTTGTGGGGATGGTCTCGGCAGCGGCCTCGATGAGGGCCTCCAGCGCGGGGTATGCGCCCGCGAAAAAGCGGTCTGGTTCGGTGATGGCGTCGAAGGGGATCACGCGATCGCGGTTGCCGAGCTGGACCTCGAAGCGCACCCATTCGCTATTGACGCTCTGCAGCTGCTTACCCTTCTCGTACACGCGCAGCATCTTGCCGTTCTTGGCCTTGCCAACGTAGAGCGTTCGGCCGTCGCGGCCTTTATGCCAGTCACCCATTTGCATACTGCTGGGCGTGCGGCCATTGCTGGTGAATTGCCCGTCCTCGAGCATGTCCATTGCGTCGTCCACTGTGTGTTCTCCTTCGAGAAAATCGAGGGCGAGGTCGAGGCGCGTGATGGTCGCCCCGAGTCCCTCCAGAAGTTCGCGCAGGCTGGGCCAGTCTTCGACCACGCCGCAGCCTTTGCCCGTGAGCTGGAGCAGCCATTTGCCGCTCTGTGATTCGCCGCCAAGGGCGAGTGCGCCGATTTCCACCTGCGTGCCATCCAGGTGCAGGAAAAGGCGGTGACGTTCCGAGAAGCCGAAGAGGCCACCATCGAGCTTTGCGCTGATGCCACTGCCGGTGCAGCAGGTGCCAATGAAGGCGACCATGCCCGCCACGGTCATTTGCGGGGCCGGGAAGGTAGCGTTCAGCCAATCGATCTTGGCTTTTTGGGTGTCAGAGGAAGGGGGGGTACTTTCCCCCCGTGTTACAGGACGGGGGGAAGGCGCTGCTGCGCCGCGAGCCTCAGAGCGTCGGAGCATCCAGCTGTGCGCGCTCATGCCGAGGCCTCCACACATGGCGACAAGTCGCCGTTGAACCCAGCGCCGCACGAATCGCAATAAAACAGCGGATCGGGTGCGGTATGGCACATAGGAACAAGACCAGGCGCACTACATGTGGGGCATGGATGGCTGCAATCATCGTCAGCAGCGCCACAGAAGTGGCATGAATGAGCATGCTTTGGAACCTCGATGACCGCCGAGAACGGGTTATCGAAGCGCACCGTCATGCCCATGGCGCGCACCTGGCGCACGTATCCCTCAAACGCTTCCACGCTGGTGAACCTCTTGATGCTGTGGCCATCGCGCTCTTCAACGGTGCGGCCTGGTACGAACATGCCGGGTGGGCACTGGATGAGCCAGAAGCGCACAGGGGTGCGCGGCTGGTCGATCATGTGAAGGAGGCCGGATTGGCCGTTGATGGGCTTCATGCGAGACTGCGCCCATGAACACAGACGACCTTCTGAGCGCTCTCCGCGCCATAAAGACTGACCAGGTCAGCCCGGCACCGTTGGATCAGGTCATCGAACTGGCCACGGTGCTCGGCGAGGCCATCCGCCGCAACATTTCTCAGCCGAAGAGCAAGCTCTTCGAAGAACTTCGGCTCTTCGCAGAGGAGTGCAGCAAGGTCGAGGACCGCCACGCGATAGGCCTCGCGGTCTATGCCTTTATCGCGGCCAGGGAAGGAGACAAGAAAGCCTGAATCCCCATGTTGGGGATGGGTGCCCTCCCCCTGCCCCGCCTCAGCGGGAGCCGCCAGGCAAGCGCCGGGGCGTTGATGGGCAGGGGGAGGACAAACCTTTTTCACACAGCAGCAGAAAAAGGTTATGAGCTGCCAGGAATCGTTTTGATAGACAAACTGGCCTTCGTCGTGAAGGTCGAGCACTTGGACAGGTGCAGCTTCGTCGATGGTGACCCAATCGCCTTTGGTGATAGGCTGGCCGAGGAAGTCGGCGTGGGCTCTGGCGGGATTGATGGTGCGCATGGAGGGACGAAACTGGGTGCCCTCCCCCTGCCCCGCCTCAGCGGGAGCCGCCAGGCAAGCGCCGGGGCGTTGGTGGGCAGGGGGCGGGCAAGGGGTGATGAAGGCTTGCCAGGCTTGGCGCGGTGTGAGGCCGTAATCTTCATTGCCTGGGAGCGCAAACAGAAATTCTTCTGTCTGGCTGTCGTACCAGTCAAGGATGGCTTGGTCTTCGGGGGTCTCAGTGAACATGGCGGCTCCTGTGTGAAAATTGTCAAAATGACATCGTAGTCATTTGTATATCAACAGGCCGGAGTGTAGTCATATGTATATCGATAATACATTGAATAAACTAATCGATGATGCAATCTTGATAGCAGGAAGCCAAAGAAAGCTAGCCGCCATGCTGGACATGGAGCAAGCGAACTTGGCAAAGATCAAGAAGGGAGAGAGGCCCGCGAACTGGCGCGTTCGGGGCAAATTGCGCGCAATACTGGGTGAAGACCCTGCGCAAGCCTTCATGGCCGCGATGGCCGAAGACTTGTCCGCGTCAGAAAACGCAGACGAAAAAAAAGCTGCAGATGGCTTTCAGGCCATGCTTGCAGCTTTTCCTTCGGATTGGCGGAAACGGAGGGATTCGAACCCTCGATGA